TGTAGGTGTTGGCGGCGGTGTTGTTGACCGTTTGCGTGTCCTTGGCCTCAATGTGATTGAGGTGAATGGCGGGGCTAAAGCAGGGCAGGATAATCGCTATTTCAATAAACGCGCTGAAATGTGGGGGCGCATGCGGGAATGGCTGCGCGAACGTGGCGTTCTCCATAGCTCTGACATCGATCTAGCTGCAGAATTGACCGGACCGCAATACAAGTTTGATCCTTCCAATCGTATTATGTTGGAGAAGAAGGACGATATGAAAAAGCGCGGGTTGCGCTCTCCTGATCTGGCTGACGCTCTGTCTTTAACGTTTGCAGAACCTGTGGCTGCTCCACATCAAAGTATGGGGCATTTTGTACCGCAGTTCGTAGCTCCTGACGAAAACATACTGGATAACTGGTGACTGTAGAAATCAGAGACGGAACGCTGCGTGATATTTGTTACGTGGCGGCGAACCTGCGCGACCAAGATAGGCGAGAGGTATTTGCCACAGCTCGCCTGCAAAACGGATCACAGGCAGGTGCTATATCATTTCTCACATCGCAGGGCTTTTGCTGGACTGCTTGGATAGATGGGCAGCCGGTGGCCGCATTTGGCATATCACATGGCAATCCGGAGTTTCAGCCGCACATCAGATATGCGTGGGCATATGGAACGTCTCGGTTCAAACGCGCAGCACCGGCAATCACACGGTTCTGCATTAATGAATGGCCGAAGCGGTTAATCGCAGAAGGCGTGACGCGGGTCGAGATCAGATCAATAGCTGATCATGATCTTGCGCATAAATGGCTGAAATCAATCAGAGCGAAACATGAAGCCGACATGCCAAACTATGGCGTGAACGGTGAGACATTCCAGCTATGGAGCTGGAGAAACGAGGATTGGGACGATGTGTTTTAAAGCTCCAGAAGTTAAAACGCCAGAAGCCCCGCCGGTTCCGTCGGCAGATGCAGAGGCAGCAAAGAGCCGTCGTACTGACGAAATGCAGGCTGGAAAACAGGCGCAAGGGCGTGCATCGACAATCATTACTACGCCGCTTGGTGCGCAGGATTATGGTAACGAACAAAACCGCCGCCGCACTACAATCAGTGGGTTCTAAGCATGGGTATTGCCGACGACATTCTACAGATGCAGTCGCAGATGGCGGCAGAGCGTACGCCATGGGAAGCATCTTGGCGTGATGTTGTCGCTCTATGCATGCCTTATGCATCACACAAATACGAGATTGGTGGCGGGGTAGCGGCCTCTTTGACTGGTACAGCACAGCAGCCGCAGGCCGTACAGCGCAGTAAAGAACTGTTCGATGCTACTGCCGCATGGTCGCTTGAGCGTCTTAATGCAGGTATGGAAAGCCTGATCACGCCACGAGCGCAGAAATGGCATTCATTCTCGCTTGATGATCCGTTTGCGCCTGAGCCAACTGACGTTGAAGAAGAATGGCTCGATCAGTTGCGGGACTATCATTTCGATGCTCGCTACAATGCGAAATCAAACTTCGCGCTTGCCAATCAGAAGGCTATCCGTGGTGCTTGTGGGCTTGGTACCGGCATCCTCTATCTTGAGGAGAATATCGGTCGCCGCGGTGTTGATCCTGTGAAAGTGCCATTCTTCTACCGGTCTGTTCCGGTTGTTGAGGCTTATCTTGGCATTGATGCCTATGACGATATAGACAAGTGCATCCGTGTCTATGAAATGACGGCAAGGACTGCAGCTAACTACTTCGGTGAAGAAGGCGACACGTTGCCTGATTTGGTCAAACGGGCTCTTGAGAAGAAACCTGACCAGAAATTCACCTTCCTGCATGCAGTTTTGCCTCGTGATGAAGCTGGAGAATACAAGGACAAGCGGCGGCATTTACCGTTCGCCTCTTTCTGGATGGAAGTATCAAGCCGCTCACTGATCAGGTCGAGCGGTTTTTTTACGTTCCCATATCAGGTGATGTGGTGGGATCAGACAGACGGTTCGCCATATGGTCAGTCGCCGGTCATGGCTTGCCTGTCTGAAATCAAGATGCTGCAAATCATGGGCAAAACAGTTGCCCAAGTCTCTCAGCAGATGATTAAGCCGCCAATGGCGACTATGCAGGGGATTTACAATAACCGGCTTAATCTGAACTCCGGCGCGGTAAACGCTGGATTGCTTGATCAGAATGGCCGGCTGATGGCACAGCCGATCTTGCAGGCTCAGAACCCGACTTTTGCAGAACGATTGATTGAAGCCAAGCGGTCGAGTGTCCGAGAGGGCATGTATGTCAACTTGTTTCAAACGATGGTTGAAAGCCCTCAGATGACGGCAACCGAAGCACTGCTTCGTGCAAATGAGAAGGGCGAATTGCTTGGGCCAGCCGGTGCGAAGGTGGAGACAGCAATTGCAGGCGCTATTGATCGCGAGGTTGATATTATTCAGCGCAAGGGCGCATTCGAAACCGGATCACCACTTGAACCACCATCAACCATGGGTGGCAAGAATGTCGGTGTGAAGTTCACCGGCCCACTCGCTCGTATGCGTCGCATGGCAGAAATGCAAGGTATCGAGCGGGTTCTGCATATGGCGGCAGCCGTAGGCCAGTATGACCAAGACACACTGATGCGGATTGATGGTGACGAAACTCTTGAACTCACCCGCGAGATTAATGGCGCACCGCGCAAGATGTTCCGCAGGGATGAAGAGGTCGCCCAGATCAGGCAGCAACGTGCACAGCAGCAGGAGAGCCAAGCAGCCCTTGCAATGATGCAGGGCGCAGCATCGGCAGCCAAAGATGCCACACCGGCAATGCAGGCAATGGCACAAGCTAACGGGATGATGCCTGCATGACATGGCGAACTGTAGCGAAAACAAGAAATGTATTGCCGCATGCCACCGAAAATCAGCTGAAAGATGCTTATCGAGAGGTGTTCGGTAAAACGTCAGCGGCGGTTGAAATCGTGCTGGCTGATCTTGCCCTTCACACAGGGTTCTATCTGGTCGAGCCGCCAAGCTCTGATCTTTCGCTTTTTCAAGCCGGTTACAGTGCCGGACAGAGAGCCGCCTTCGGGCGGCTTTTTCATTATCTCACCCTCAGTGACCAGCAACTGGCCGCACTTGAAGACGCAGCCCGTCAAGAAGCTGAGAACCTCAACCAAGGATTATAATTATGGCAGAAGAGAATGGGCAGGTGGAAGCACCTACAACCGCTCAGACCGCAACCGTTGTTGCTGATCAAGGGTCAAGCGGCAGTGACGTGAACTGGGCGGCAGGCCTTCAAGCTGAAGATAACCGCGCCTTAGTCGAAGCGAAGCAGTGGAAATCACCTGATGATGCGATCCGTTCGTATCGTGAGCTTGAAAGCCACTTGAGCAAGAACCTGACCGTGCCAGGTGCGGATGCATCGGCAGATGAATGGAATGCGTTCTACGGCAAGCTCGGTCGCCCTGATACGGCAGATAAATATGAGCTGGCGCTCAATACAGAAACTGTTCCGCAGGATTTCCCATACGATGAGAATAGCGCACTGGAGTTTCGTAACTGGGCGCATGAGGCAGGGCTTTCCCCGCGACAGGCTCAGGTGCTGCATGACAAATTTGTGGCTCATCAGGCTGGCGGCTTTACTGCCATGCGTGAGAATGCTGCAAAGCTTGAAGGCGACACACACCGCGAGATCGTCAATCAATGGGGCGACCCCGACACAGACGGATACAAGAAAAATCTGGAATATGCGAGCAGGGCTATCGGTCAGCTTGGTATGAAGGACGAACTAACCCGTCTTGGTGCATTGTCGCCGGAAGGCTCCGTACTCAGCTCCAAGCTGGCGTTCGCTTTGGCGAAGGTTGGCAAGGAAATGTACGCAGAAGACAGCGTGGCAACCAATGCCAACGGCACAGTCAACAATCCATTCTCCGCCGAAAATTTTAACCTGACACAGCAGGGATCGCTCATTCGTTCCGATCCGGCAAAGGCCAAATCTATGATCCGTTCGGCAGGTCTTAACCCTGCTGACTACGGGCTGTGACGCGGCGACCATCCAGAAAGGTTTTTAGATGGCTACTACCCGTATTTCTGACGTGATCGTGCCGGAGGTATTTTATCCGTACATGATCCAGCGCACAAAAGAGCGCGGCGCTATTTTTCAGTCCGGCATTCTGCGTAGCGACGCTAACCTGACCAGTTTTCTTGCTGGCGGTGGCAAGACTGCCAATGTCCCGTTCTGGCGCGATCTAACCGATGTTGATTCCGATGTTGGTTCGGATGATCCGACGCAGTTGAGCGTACCAGGCAAAATTCAGTCTGGAAAAGACGTGGCTGCCCGACAGGTGCGCACTAAGTCATGGTCATCCATGCGTCTTTCCGGCGTGTTGGCTGGCGATGATCCAATGAAGGCAATCGGCAATCTGGTTGCTGACTGGTGGACGCGCAACTTCAATACTCTGCTCGTAGCGACACTGCACGGTGTTTATCTGAGCAACGTGGCGAACAACTCCGGCGATATGGTCAAGGATATCAGCCTTGCCACCGGTACGCCTGCCGCGGCAAACCTTATCTCTGCCGAGTCTATCCTTGATACCAAGCAGACAATGGGTGATGCGGCAGAGGCCTTGTCAACCCTGATCATGCACTCGGCAATCTTCACT